GTATCTCCAGTTTCATTTTTAATTTTTACAAAATTATGTACGTTATAATCGTTTACCCAATTACTACCGTCGTATATGAGTATGTTATCTTCGACCAAACCCGTGACGTTTACATTCGATAACTGGTCGAGTTTAACACCTACATTAGACGTGAGATCGGTCGTAAACGCCGTGTGTGCGTTCGTAAACAGAACCGTATTTGATGTCGTATTACCCGCATCCGTAACTTGTTGAAGAGTGACGTTCGAGAGAATACCACCGTCACCTTTAAAGAACCCGGACGTTGTTTCTATGTTTCCGGATGCATTCACGTTACCATTCAAAGTAATTGCCGTTAATTCACCCGACGTGAGTGTTAAGTTGTTTTGTGCTATTATGTTACCGTAGACGTGTAAATCTATAACGTTAGACAAATCCGGTACGATTTCAGTATCTGACGCACTATTTAATGTGTATCCAATCATCATTTCATTTTCATCGCCTCGGAACGTTACGGTTGGGTTTGCATTACTATTGGGTTGTTGCATGATAATACCAATATCTGTAGACGCACTCGGGTTATTGTTCGCGAGGGATATGATTGAATCTTTGAAAACTGTATTTATGGTATCAATAAATGTCGTTGTACCTTCAACCGTAAGATTACCCGAAATAATTGCATCTTCGCTAACTTCTAACCTTTTTGATTTTAAATAATTCGTTGCGTTAACGTTACCTGTAACGTTTAATATATCCGAACCTATATCGTCAACGAATAAGTTCGAACCAACATCTAACGTGTGTATACCATATGTATTCTGTATACCAACGTTACCGTTTGTAATCAAAGCTGGACCATTTGCATAGTTAAACTGAACCGTTCTAGAAGCGGTCGTATTACCTTGTAAAACGATATTGTTTAAATTCAAGTTTGAAAGATAATAACTATCCCCGTGGTAAAACGCGGCGCTTACGTTACCAGATGTTGTTATTGTATTTCCCGTTGTTGCGGGGTCATCTACGAACGTATGTGAACCTATAGATAATTTTTTAGTTAACGTGTTATTATTTGATATACCTATTGCACCGGTACTTTCAAGACTTGTCGTTTTTATTTTACCCGAAACTACGAGTTTAGAATCAATTGCAGCTGAATCTATGGTAACTTGTGTTCCAGAAAAAAAACGTTGAGCACGTACATTACCTTCAACTTTTATAGTCTCTTCACCGGTGTTTGAAAAAAATACAGTATCACTAACCGATAATAAGTGTTGTGGATTTGTGTTTGATATACCTACATTAGAACCGGGTAATGTGGTAAACGCAGTTGTTACGTTAGCAAAGTGTGGTATACCATTGGAGACAACGTTCCCTTCTTTTGTAACATCGTCTAAACTAATACCACCTAAAAGTGATGTTAAAACGGTCGTATCGACGATTTCTTTGGTCGTAGAATCGTAACCTATAAAAGTTGCACCCCCTATAGTTGCTTGGCGTAGTGGCGTCATATACACACCACCCGCAGTAGATGCGTCTATAGCAGCATTTGAAGCGTTGAATACGATCGTGTTTTCAGCCTGGTCGTCCGTAGCGTATTTACCAAACCGGATTTTGGTAGACCGCTCGATGGTCGGTATGTTTTTAACCATTTAATATAGGTACGTATTTTAATTTGCGTAGATAAGACCAGCCATACCATTTTCAATACGAAGTATATTGTAGTTGACTGCGTATATAGGGTCGGAAATGATCATGGTTTGACTGACTACCTTTGCAGAATCTAATCGACTAAAATTGAGTGTTCCTGTCGGCTGGAGTGAACTCGTTGATAAACAAAAACAATATAAGAAAAAATCGGGTGAAGTGACAAAGTTTGTGTGGTAATAGTTCATAACGTCTATGAAATGTGGTTTTGCCCATTTGAAATTACCAATATCTAAACCGTTTATTTCAATTTTAATTTTATTGGTTGTAGACGTTAAAGCACCTTCGGTTGTTGTATCCGAAGATGCGAGGTACTTAACTGGGTGATTAAATGTCAATTCTTGAGAAAGTTCATTTGAAGGAATACTTTTTTGAACCTGTGTAATAATTAAATTATGGTTACGCGAAACAAGGTTACCGCGTTCTTCGTTATCGAGGTAATAATAGTTTGAATAACACTCGAAATTATAGTTACCCGCATTTGGTCCCCAATGTATACGTAATTCGACGTTATGGTAATGTAAAGCGACTATGGGTAAAGCACACTGTGCACCCTCACAAAAGAAGAATCTAAATGGATAGAAATAGGAACGTGCACTTATACCGGGGTGTGTACCATTCGCACTTTTTGAAACGTTTGTTGCAAACGTATCGATTGCTATTTTTTCGGTGAAAATGGCATCTTGTGTATCTATGACCTGACCACCAATGAGAAGCTCAACTTTGTCTATAAGCGTGTCCCACCTTTGAATATCAAGTGCCTGTGTATTATTATCAATTGTTAGGTATGTATACCCTAACATATCACCTGTTCGATCAAAACGAATAGATGACATAGAATTCGCTTTCACATCTCCCTGAATAGTTTGTTTTTCAACGGATTGTGAAAAGTTAGAATGTCGTTTAAACGTTGACGTAAAAAAAGATATTTCTGGTTCGCCCATAATGTATTCGTCTTGAGCACCAATTGCTATAAGTTGAACAATACCAGATGACATTTATAATAAGAAAAGGTTAAAAATATGCGTTATTTACTACCCCCCTGGAATGGTAAATTTTTTTGTTTACATATAAATCTAAAAATAAAAAAGTTATCGTCGGTACCCGATATAGTAATACCGTCTTGATTTAATAAACTAATTGTTAATCTATCTATTTTTCGTATAGGTGTCGAATATTGTTGTACGACTGGGTAATTGTCTTTGAAAATAATCTCCGAAGCTGCACCATTTCCACTAATCAAACTCCCAAACGAATTATTTACTTTTGATAAAGATGGTTGACCTTCGTACCCATAAATATTTGATGTTCGTTGTGTATAATTTGTATTGAGTTCGTTTATAGATATGTAACATACATTTGAACCCGTTGTTGTAATTTGTGCAGCGTTAAGTCTTACCTGAACGATATTTTCAAGTGTTTGCTGAAGATGTACAGTAAATGTATTTTTACTTGCTTGACCTATAGTGTCAACGGTAATCGTATGATACTCATATTCGAAATCGGGTAAAGTGGATTGACTCGTCACTAAAGCCATTTATATATACTGGAGATTTTACTTCATCTTATAGCTCGCTTGTTCGCGAACAAGTTTTTGTCCGTCACAAACACCGCCTTTACTGTCGGAGTAGTAGGCATTACCCAAACATTCTTCGGTCGATGGGATATCGAAGAGCGAACCCGTATTGACGGTTTCGATTTCGACATCTTTACCCTGGTATCCGCTGGTACGTAACATTGCGAGAACACACAATACTGCGATGATGATGACGATAGCTTTGATCGTGTTTCTGTTGGTGGCGTTAAGTTTCATTTATATTGAAACAACATTTTTTATAAAGTGCGTTAAAGAGATTAGAATAGTTTCAATATAAAGAGTAATAGTAATGGACGGTGAAATTATTCTTGATCGTAAAAATACGAATGTCATGAAACTTGATGATAGTGAACAGGCCCTGATGAACGAAATTGAAATTGATGTTCCTCGACGTCAGCCTGTAAAAAAACAAATTTCTCAAATGAAAACACAGTTTACAGCGCCTCAACCTCAGGTTTTCCAGGAAGATATTGACTCATTTGCGAACCCAAATAAACAAGCGCAACCATCTGCGCCTCCACCAGAAGCACCCGTTGATTACCACGAATACGACGACGAACCCGAGATGGACTACGGGGGTGGAGGTGGATATATGATGGAGGAAGAGGAAGAAAAACCATCACCAGGTTTTAAGACGGTTGACGAAGAGAAAGCGGATCTTGTGAACAAACTTGGACGATTGGAAAAAAAGGGATTTACTGTGAACAAGCGTTTGAATGCTTATTCCCCTATAGACGAACTTAGAAACGAAGTAAAACGAATAACATATAGTATAGATGTAGACAAATCAATTAAGTTTTCGAGACGTATGCTTATTGCGTGTACGACAGGCCTTGAGTTTATGAATAAGAAGTATAACCCATTCGAGATCCAACTTGACGGGTGGTCTGAAAACGTTATGGAAAACGTCGACGATTATGATGAAGTGTTCGAAGAATTATACGTGAAATATAGATCTAAAATGCACGTCGCCCCAGAAATCAAATTGATTATGATGCTTGGTGGTTCGGCTATGATGTTCCATTTGACCAATAGTATGTTTAAATCGGTCATGCCAAACATGAACGACGTGATTAAACAAAACCCAGGACTGGTTCAAAATATGATGACAGCGGTACAGAACACGGTTCCAAAATCTCAGCAACAACAAACTCCTGAAACCGGTGAACGACACGAAATGCAGGGACCAGGGTTTGACATTTCGAGTCTCATGGGTAACATTATGATGCCACCAACACCACCCATGAACACAACAAATATCCAGGCACAAACAAATGTAAACGATGACGACGATGACGATGACGACATTTCCGATATTGCGGAGGCACCAGCTATGGGTGAAGAAGATGGTGAAGACGGCGACGTTCGTGAAGTTAAAGTTACTCAGACCAAAGCTAAACGTGGTCGAAAGAAAAAATCAGTCGAAATTAATTTGTAAAATATAGTATAAATGATAGGGTATTGTCCATTAGACGAAGATCCTATTGAAAGACCGAGACCTTCACGAGAAGTATCAGTCCCAGTCCAGGAGAAAGGTAAAATTTCTACTGGTAGAGGAGAAGATACGGAGTGTAATTACGTTGTTTTGTTCTTTATTGCGGGTGTTATTGCCCTCGCGATAATGGATTCACTTCCACGAAAGTAAATAAACAAAACTTTCTACCATTCTGACATTTTCCAGAATGGTAAAAATAATTAGTTGTTTTCGAGTGCGGTAACGCGTGCTATTAGATCGGCGACCTTTGTTTTTTCAGCCTGTAATTGTCTATCAACTTCCTGTAAAGCGGCGGTTGCAACTGACCATATAGCATCTTTATTCAAATTATGAAAATCTAGTATATGTTCGCCGTGTATGTACGCGCCTGTAACGTTACTAAACTCTTTTCTATTTTCTATTGTTATGACGTTACTTCCCGAAAATGAAAGTACATTACACGGTATACTAGTATCTTTATCTGTAATAATATTTATAACAGATGTGTTTGATAAAGTTAATCCTTCGACGGGTGTATCTAAATGGAGTTCGATAACGTTACTATTTTCAGTAACAATAACGTTGGAGTTCGTGAGTATGTTTGGAATATCACCATGACCCACAGTAACTGCGTATGGTAAAACGTTTGCGACTTCTTGTGCGATGAAACCATATACGTTACTTGTTCCTCTTTGTTTTTCATCGATATAATTGTATATTTTTGGTTCGAGAAGACGGATTTTGTCGAGTGCAGAACTATCGTTTATATCGGTCACGTTCTTTTTTATTCGACTATCTGAAAATGCATTAAATTCTGTAGCGGCAATTCTATCACTTGCGTATATAGAATAATCATTAGTACCACTACCTATACCTGGGCTACCTGTATTATTATAGTATGCGTATGATAAAGTTAATGATCTCGATCCATTCACGTGAACTTTTGCTGCAGTTGGAAAATTTGTACCTATACCAACACACGAAGATGGACTTAAGATGATATTATCTTCATTTCCACCCGCGGCATCATTCTGTGTTCCGATTATAAGTCGAGATTTTTCATCTCCCGACGATGTTGAATCTTCATATTGTATGTACCCATAGTCCGAGCTGTTATTAATTCTACTTGTAAACATAATACATGACGAACCACCCGAATCGCCGTGGTCTAAAATAAGTGTACCGGTATTTACTCCATGACTCGAACCTGTCGATTCGTAAATATGTAAAGGACCGGACGGATTCGATGTTCCTATACCAACGTGACCATCACCACGAATCCTCATTCTTGTCCCTGGATTACTCTGACCACCCTCATTAACCTTAAAATCAATATAATTACTACTTCCATAACCTGCAAGTGTAAAGAAACCCATTGATATTTCATGGTATCTGTCTCTATATGACGGTCCAGAACTGCCACGTATGATAGCATTTTCATTTGTAGCTCCTTCAATAAATAATTGGGGTCCTGTACCACGTGCATGAATTAGTTGAGTTGGGCTCGTCTCCCCTACACCCACATTTCCACTATTATAGTATATGTCTGAACCTGACTGTGTCCAAATACTAAACAAATTACTATTTTGATAAATATTACCCGTGAAGTTTATATTACCATCGACATCCAATTGGTACTTGGGTAAACTAACACCTATACCTAAATATTTTGTAATTGTACATATACCACCAACCGTTAGCATTTCACCGGGTAAGATTTTATATAGCTCGTTAACATTTATATTACCATTACCTATATCCATAAGCGCTATCCAACAATTCTTTATACCGTTATTTTCACTACCGGATACTACGGGTATTTCACCAGAGAAAATGACGTCTCCATCATCGTTACGCGAAAATGTTAAAAATGACCCAAACCCGTATGCGGTATTATCAAAGCCACCGATACCAAGACTACCAGTATATGCACTACCCGGATTTGCACTAATTGTTTGAATCACACCATCTATTTTTACCCTAGGCCAATTATTGCCAGTTGCACTTGGATATGTGTTTTCTGTTGGAAAACATACTGCAACGTGATACCACGAACCCTGATTAAACGTATAAGAAACTGTTTGAACATTAGCTGAATTTGCTTCATACTCGAATTGTAAACCGGACGATGTTAATTTTACCCAACCACCTCTATATATTGTTCCTGCGCGATGAAGATCGTGACCAAACCAAGCTAATACACCTGCGCAATTAGCTTGTGTATCGTTTAACTTAATCCAACACGAAAATTGTCCATCACTTCCATGCCAATTACCTGGGTGTGTATCTTCATAAATAGTAGCATCACTATTTGAAAAATAAAATGCGAATTCGTCTCCGTCCCATGCCTGCGAAGAAACATTATAGCGTTCAAACGTCTGATTACCATATTTACCATCTATACCAATTTGCGTGGATGAAGTAGACAATCCAGCAAACATACGTTCATTGTTAGTATTTAAAGCTGGTGTTAAGTTAGGTGGTTTATTAGTTTTGTTACCAATATTTACAGTTGTCCAGAAAAACGATTTATCGTTAACATCAATATCTGTAACGACATCAAATTCTCCGTTATAATAAGCGTTACCTAAAGCTATCTGACCCGATCTATTAAGTAAAAACCGTGTGTTTCTAACCGCAGCATTTGGGTAGGTACCGTGTAAATTTGTATCTTCATAATCTAAACAAATTTCTGCGGCTTTTAGTCTTATAGAATCATCTACCATATTTGCAGGATTGGTGCTATGAGGACCACCACCTAATTTATCCCATATATCATTTCTCTTGTATAAAAGAAGTTCAGATTTACCAGCTCCATCCACCGAACGGTTTTCTATATACGTTTCTTCGTATGAATTATCTCTAATCGTACCACCGAACGATATTCTTTTATTTGCTATGCTATGATCAGTATTACTGGAGTTATCATTAGCACCTACATAAAGGTTTTCACATTTTATATATCCACCGACTGACGTGTTACCTTGAATGGCATTTGTGAGAGGAAATTGGTAAAAAATAACTTTACCACTTGTCCCCGCCGTATTGTATGAGTTTCCGGGCGGATCTCTTGGATCAGAAATGGCTATTATTTTGCCATTTGTTATATCTACAGGGTTATGATCATTACTTCCTACCGTAGGCCAATTATGTAATTGAATTGGTCGTGTTATATCGTACCATCTATCTGTACCAAAATCGAAAGCGTAGAGGGATATACCCCCATAATATGCACTTTCTTGGGTAGAAGTCGCTAAATCACCGGTTGCTAAGCGTTCACCCGCAAAATCTAAACGATGGTTCATACCGAGTTTTTGATTACTTTTGGCACCTGCTATAGATGTAGATACGGATAACCACGTATCAAGATCATCGTTTATGAGATATGTATCTATCTGACCTGCATTAGGTAATGTTGATACTTTTTTATACGGTGAAGAGACGGTTATTTTATTACCGTTTGTAGATATATCACACGATGTTCCAAATGAAGGTTGATTATCAGTACCAATGGCGGTACCCGCTTTACCACGGATATCCTGACCGTATTGTGTAGTACCGGAAGCCCATGTATTACCATCGTTCGTGTAACATCTAACGTGACCTATTTGATGTTGACCTGTATACGAACCAGTATAATTAGTCGTGGTACCTTCTGGGTAATAAGAAGTTGTAGAATTAATACTTGCGTTTGTTTCTCCTGGTGCACCTATAATTAAATAGTTACCAAAAGCTGATAATCTTACTTTGTGACCATACCTATTACTAATAGCGTGTGCGTGTATATAAGAAGTCGCGAGACCACTACTATCCACGGCATAAGCTAAAACATTGTTTATACCAGAATCTGTACTCGTCCAAACGGGACCACTACCCCAATTGTTATTAACACTATCGTATTCGTAAACGTAAACTTTATTTTGTCCAGGTGCACCTACAGCAATTCTATTACCATCATCCTGTGCTAAAGATATTGAGTATCCAAACTCAGCCGATCCTGGTAAAGATAAAGAAGATGTGTTTAGTGTGTTAGAAACATACGAAGACCATATATTGCTACCCGTTCCTATGGCATCGAGTATATATACTTTATTAACTTCGTAAGCTGATACAGCTAAACGTGTTCCACTCCAGTTAAGAGAAATTTCATGCCCAAAACTTGAATTTTGACCATCGGGTCCTGATAAACTAAAAATTTTTGTCCAGCTAGTTCCATAGTCGTGAATATCAACTCTACCTGTATAATTTGAAACGTTACTTGTACTTAAAGCTACTCTATCCGATTCAAAATTTAATGATATACTCGTAGCTAAATATTCTCCAGTTGAGCCTGATATAGAAGAGTGTACGGTTCCTATATAACTGATAAATTCCTGATCGCTCATTTAATATCAATTAGAATTAATTTAACCGAACTTGGCGTGTTGGTCTTTCTGCGACGACAGTTGTATTTTTTATAAAAGCATCTTTAGCTTTTAGAATATCAGTATGTATGGTTCCTAGGGAAATGATATCGTTTATTACGTAACAATTGCCCCTTATAACAAGTTTATCTATACCGTCGTCTATTATGGAAACATTTGAGCCTACATCGAGTGTATGTGTAGGTGCCGTATTTGCAATACCAACCTTTTTAGACGTGACGAACGAGGTATCATAATCAGCACCCGTGAATTGTACGACATTAGATGTTGAGTTACTTACATTTACAGCTTGATTGAGACTAATATTACCCGTACCCGGTTTCCAAGATACTGTACCTTCGTAAACTGTGAGTACTTGACCAGATAAACCTATACCTAATTTTGATAGTGTTGTTGTTCCTGACGCATAGAGTATATCACCTATCGCGTAACTTGTAAGTTCAGTACCACCTCTATTAACCGGTTGAGTTTCATTTTCTAATGTACTTATTCTACTAACATTATTTGTAAGATCATTTGTGACCGTTGTAATTCTACTTGAATTATTTGTAAGATCATTTGTGACCGTTGTAATTCTACTTGAATTATTTGTTAAATTCGTTTCTAAATTACCTATTCTGTTAACATTATTTGTAAGATCATTTGTGACCGTTGTAATTCTACTTGAATTATTGGTTAAATTCGTTTCTAAATTACCTATTCTGTTAACATTGTTTGTAAGATCATTCGTGACCGTTGTAATTCTACTTGAATTATTTGTTAAATTCGTTTCCAAATTACCTATTCTGTTAACATTATTTGTAAGATCATTTGTGATCGTTGTAATTCTATTTGAATTGTTCGTCAAGTTCGTTTCTAAGTTACCTATACGAGTAACGTTACTATTTAGATTTGAAGTTGTTGCGACGACACCGAAGTCTACCGTCCATGTTACTCGATCAGAACCGTTGAAATTCCCGCCACTTAAACCTGTACCCGCAACATGACTATACGGACTCGCCGAACCAACTTCAGACACGTCTGCCCATATAGGTACTCCATTATCATTTTTGAGAAAGTAACCTTGTGTACTTGAATTTGACGCTAAATTTGTGAAACTTGATGTTCCATTTGCGTATATTAAATCCCCACTTACGAAACTTGTTAAACCCGTCCCACCTCTAGCAACTGGTAAAGTACCGGTTGAAATATTAGTTGCATTTAAACTTGTTAATCCTGAACCCGAACCACTAAACGTACCTGCAGTTACTGTTCCGGAAAAAGTTGGATTCGTGTTTAAAACAACACTCCCCGAACCTGTACTTGTAGTAGTACCAGTACCACCATCACTTACTGCTAAAGTACCTGTTATTGCAGATGCACCTAGATTAACTGCAAGTTGATTATTTTCCATGACTAAACCACCGTTTGCTTTTGTATCAACAGAAAGGGTATGTGTTATACTTTCACCGGAAGTTGCACCCGTACTTGATATACCATTACCACCAGTAATAGTTGCAACGTAGTTACCAGTCGTGTGTGTTCCCATTTGTATTAGGTTATTGAGTGTTGTTGCACCCGTCCCACCTCTAGCAACTGGTAAAGTACCGGTTGAAATATTAGTTGCATTTAAACTTGTTAATCCTGAACCCGAACCACTAAACGTACCGGCAGTTACTGTTCCAGAAAGGGTTGGGTTTGTATTCAAAACAACACTCCCCGAACCCGTACTTGTGGTAGTACCAGTACCACCATCACTTACTGCTAAAGTACCCGTTATTGCAGATGCGCCTAGATTAACTGCAAGTTGATTATTTTCTATGACTAAACCGCCATTTGCTTTTCTATCTACGGAAAGAGTGTGTGTTATTCCTTCACCAGAAGTTGCACCCGTGCTTGCTATACCATCACCACCGGTGACTGTTCCGACATAGTTACCAGTCGTGTGTGTTCCCATTTGTATTAGGTTATTGAGTGTCGTTGCACCCGTCCCACCTCTCGCAACTGGTAAAGTTCCGGTTGAAATGTTACCTGCATTTAAACTCGTTAATCCCGATCCCGAACCACTAAACGTACCACCTTGTACGGTTCCAGAAAAAGTTGGGTTTGTATTTAAAACAACACTTCCTGAACCTGTACTCGTAGTAGTACCAGTTCCACCTCTAGCAACTAGTAAAGTTCCGGTTGAAACGCTACTTGCATTCAAACTCGTTAATCCTAAACCATCACCGTAAAATTTAGACGCAGTAACATTACCAGTGACTAAAACGTTACCACTCGTAGTTAAAGAAGTTACACTGTTTTGGAAATCTATGGTATTGGTTGTTGTATTACCTATTGTCGTAACCGTTTGTAAAGTTGGTGTAGTTGCTGTATTTGATAAAAGACCACCGTCCCCGTAAAAAACGGATGCGGTTACATTACCCGTAACTAGAACGTTACCACTTGCAGTTAAAGAAGTTATACTATTTTGAAATTCTACGGTATCGGTTGTTACGTTACCTTTGTTTGTAGTTTGTTGTAAAGTAAATGCGGCACCACTTACACCGGGAACGTTCGTAAGTTTACTCCCGTCACCTATAAAGTACCCGGATGTTGTTATTATATCACCAGTTGTCGTGTTTCCATTATCGGTAACATCCTGGAGCGTGGATGCTGCGGCTCCTTTATACTTTTGTATATTACGACCCGTATCACAACACGGCATTCTTACAAATACAAGTGATTATTTTTAGGGTAAAATGAGGCATTTTCCTGTATTGAACACGTTCGGTTCATCGTCTTTTCTTGTATTTGGAATTTTAAAACCACCTTGACGATACACTTTGAGACGTTTATTATACATGGCGTGACATATAGACCACTGGTCGAACATATCGTAAATATGTGGATTGTTCTTTTTACCGTGTGTTTCACGCATAATCCGTCCTATCGATTGTACAATATCAGACTTAGGGGTCGCAAGTATAACCGTATCGAGTGAAGGTATATCGAGACCTTCGTGTGCCTGACTAAACGTCGCAAATATGATTTGTTTTTTACTTGATTCGGCTAAATCTACTTCTTTCATACCACCCATATAGAGTCCCGACGTTTTCTTGAAACTTTGGTGGAGTACTTCACAATGGTGGCGACGATCGCTTAAGACGAGAACTTGACGCGTCCCCTTAACGATATTTTTTATAAGGTTTGCTATAACGATGTTTCTCCCGCGATCTTCGGTAAGTTCGGTAATCATGGTCGCTAATGAAAGTTTACCGAACCGCGTACACGGTGGTGGATCCTGAAAACGTGGACATGTATATTCAATTGGAAACACTTCGACCTGTTCCTGATTTTCACGTTCAACTGCAAAGAATGTTGGTCCCATGAACCAATGTAGAACTTTCGTGAGTCCATCTTTACGGGTCGGTGTTGCCGAGAGTCCAAAAATATGTTTCGGACATATTTTAAAAAGAGATTGTGAAAATACCTTTGCACATATATGATGCGCTTCGTCGACGATGAGTGTACCAATAGTATCGAAATCATTAAACGAATACTCTTTTAAAGAAAGTGATTGGAGCATAGCAATGACAAAATCACAATCGGTTTCTAATTTATTCTGTTGTACTACACCTATCGTGGCACCGGGACAAAACTGTTGGATACGTTCTTTCCACTGATTCGCGAGAAACTCCTTGTGTACAACAATCATGGTTCGGTACCCGAGTTTACATGCTATGGCCAAGGATACTGTCGTTTTCCCAAAGCCACACGGAAGTGAGAGAACACCGTGCCCAGATTTAAGTGCTGCTGCCAAAGCATCGTTTTGATGCGTTTCATCACGAAGTTTTCCATTAAATTTACAAGATATTTTAACTGGTGTAGGACGACGATCTTCTTTTGCTTTACCAAACTTTTCTTCACCGTAAAAACGGGGGACACATAGACCTGTTTTTGTTTTTCTGAATACCTTAAAGGGAGGCGGCGGAAACCCGAACTCTGTATTTACAACGGCACGTACCGTGAGTTCTTTCTTTATTTCCGGTGTCTCACCTGTGAGATATCCCGAGCGTGTAAGACTCATTTCTTACTATTAGTTCCTATACTTTATATACTTCAATACCCACGAATACCCGCTATGTTCGTGAGCGTTCCAAACCCCGTTAAATTGAATTTCAGTGAGAACTGTATCACCTTTTTTAAGTGATTGAACGGGTGTGTCTCCATCAACATTACACATGACCCGTCGATATCTAAACGGAACTTTTACTTTTAAAACGTTACCTTCCAATGGGTCGTCTAGTTTTTGGGGAAACAAAACAACACCTGTTTTATGTTCGTGTAATTCCCTGATATAATCGCGAACTTTATCGGGTAGACTTATTCTAATATATTTTTTTTCATTGTAGTCATACATTGGTTCATAAACAGTTGCAGTGACCGGTAAAGTCATTCTTTACGTGTATATAGTATAATAAGAAACAAAACTATAAGTATGAATAAAACGTGTGTTATCAAAACTGGTTGTAATGGTTTTCTCGTTTCGAATGTTTCATGACAGAATGATCTTCCGACCTCTATAGCGGCTTCTATACTCGAATATGGTGTTTTTCTTTTAGACATCATACCACATAAAGCAACTTTCGAAGATTCCCCGTAAAATGGGACCTGACCATGTAAACTCAAAACCCCTGATGATTGTTCGAATGACCATTTACCATCTTTCCAATATGAACCCCATCCTATACGAATACTCGCTGGCTGTGGTACACCTAACTGTTTGACAACTTCACCTTTTAATGTTTCTGGATCGGTCGATAAAACTTTTTCGGTAAGATTACATATAACACACGAAATGGTTTTATTATCACTAAGAACTACGGGTTGTAAACTGAATTCTGTTTCCATTGTATATTCCAAATCAGTTTTAGGTAAACGGATTGGTTCGTCATAATCTAACAAAACGTTAATACACCCGTACGTACTTGGACCAATTTTTTTAAGGGTATCTTTACCCCAATTCTCATCTACCAATTGTAACGCTTTACTATTATCTATACACAAAACAAGGAGACCGTCTTTTATTTTTGTTTTGTTTGTAAAAGAAGCTTCATACCCATCTTTTTCGTAATGCACCTTTTCAAGATCTCGACCAAACATAAATGTAGCACCTTTATCCACGAGTGCCTTTTGCATTTTGTCGGACATGATTTTACCCGAAACCTTTTGAACGTATTGTTTAGATAGACCCACGTGATCAAAACTCTTTACAAATTCAAATGCTGACATGGTTTCCCAAACAACTCCGTCCATTATTAAAGGTAAAGCTTTGAGTAATTTTTCACCTGATTCAGAAAGATCGCCAAGTGCATCTTTGAGTGATACACCTTTATATTTATCTGGTTGTGCTAAAACACGTACCGCGAGTGACGTTAAAGTTAAATAATCTTTAAATTTAAGATACTTGAAAGTTGTAGTATATACACGCGTGTCT